CATCATAAGTTTATATTTGGACTTATAGTCCAGCCATTTTGGTTTGATGATTTGATTTTTATAGGATTGTTGGTGTAGGTCTTCATCATTAATTCCATCAAATATAATAAGGTCTTCTTTAGCTTCCACCTGTAGTTCACTTAACTTATCCATTTAGTTCCTTTATAATGTAGTAAATTCATATATCTGATATGAGAATGTTGCGCTCGCTGTTATATATTGAACATCTGTACCCTCTTGACTAAATTGCAATGCACTAAGGGATACGGGATACATGTTTTGAAAATCAACTTGAATAATTGCATTATTTTTATTTGATAATATTATTAAGTTCGCATCAGAAAATAATGCATTTGCTGGAGTTACTTTTCCAACTCTTTCAGCTGACGGAGTAGATATAGATGCACTAGGTGTATTTGATGTATTAGACCTAAAATCTCTGAACTGTTTNCTGTCTTTTGGAAATCCTATAGCAGTCATCCACTCATGTAATGACCTATAGTTTTCTAAAAACTCGTCAACTATAAAACTAATAGTTAATTGTTCATATGTCAGTTTATCACCCATAACTGGAATAGATTTGAACGGAGTTTCAAACACAGCGTCACCCAGATTGATGCCGGGAATATTTGCAGCAGTTGTGAAAAACTCAACCTTCGGCAATTGATTAATACCAAAACGAAATTGAGTTGGGCTAAGATAATCTAACTTATCTGGTTGTCTTTCTAGTGCAGTGGACATATAACTATTTATAAAGAAAAAAAGGGGAGAGCCGAAGCCCTCCCCAAGTTTATAGTTAAGTTTCTTATTGTAACAATCTTACATAAGGTTACTAACTTTAACCCGACGATAGTAAGAATTAACATTAGCTGTAAGTGCGATTGTAGCAGCAGTATTTGCAGCTTCGGCACCAGCAACGGCGTATGGGTTAGCAGCCATACCATAACGGGTCTTGAACCCGATTTTTGGTTGGAAGCTGTTCTCACCAACCGCACGAACCATTTGCAATGGAACATATGGGCAGTAGAACATACCAGCGTCATAAGGTGATGTGCCCTTATATCCAACAACATAATACTGACTTGCAGCAACATTGGCTGAATATGGATCAACATAAACCTTGTAACGACCATTCATCACACCAGCAAATGTGGTCTGTGTATCATCAACATTAAGGTTGTTGTTGAGAGCAGGAGTGTAATCAAGAACACCAGCCATTTGAAGTGCAGAAGCAACATCAGCTGAACAGATGACCATATTACCCTTACCACGACGAGTCTGTTGACCAATCGCATTGGCATCACGCTCAATCTGGAACATCAAACCCTTGAACTTCTCAACTGACCAACGACCATTTGAGTCGGTGTCAAGATCGAAGATACCAGCAGTTGTTGTATTGATCTGTGCGCCAGGTCTAGCAGTCTTGTAGATAGAACGAACAACCTCACGGTTGATTTCTGCAAGAATTTCTGTCGAAAGAATGTTAGCAAGCTCTGTCTCGGCATCCAAACCGTGGATTGCTTTGAGGTCTTGAGCAAGTTCCATTGAATACTCGGCTTTCAATGCACGGGAAACTGCCGTAACAGTTGAACTGTCGATTGAGAATGACATCTCAGCAAAAGCGTTTGTTCCACTATCGCCAAGTGCTTCACCTTGTGCTGTTGTCATACCAGTTGCGAATGTGTAAGTACCAGCAGTAGGACTGTCGTTAAGAACGGCAGGATTGCTTTCACTTGCACCAATATCACCACCACCGATTGTACCAGCAGCGTTCTGGTTCGAGAAGTCACCAGAGAAACCGTTAGCAACTGCGCCGGTTGTCTCATCAACCAATGCTTCTTCACCATCCATTGATAGATGACGGGCACGCATTGCAAAGATAAGTCCTGTTGGACCTGTCATTGGCTGAACGCCACAAACATCATATGCGATGAGGTTTGGCATTGCACGGCGAACTAGTGAGATCAAAATTGGGTCCCAATTTGCTACACCGGCAGTATTACCTGTAGGAACAGATTCGTTAAGGAATGCTGAATCTTCTCTTAGAGCTTTTTCTTGGTTCTCAAGAATTACAGTGGTAACCGCCCGACGATACGAATCTTCAATATTTGGAAGATCAGGATGTTGGAGGACCGGCGACCACTTTTCTTGTAGATGTTCTGTTTGAAACATTTGTTTCTCCTTTTAATATTTATTTCATCTATTTATTATGTTTATAATCTAAACAGCGCCCTTGATACGTTTCTCTGTACGACCAATAGCAGACATATACGCCTTCATTGCGTCAGTCGTATCAATGTCCTGTACGGCACTACCATAGTTTTCATCATCATTTTCATAAGTCTCAACTAAGCCAGTCTTTGGGAAATAACTTTCCTTTAGAGTGTCCAATTTTTCACGGAAAATATCTTGGTTCTTGAAATCAACCTCTTCCGTTAGTGACTTAAACTTTTCAAATTGTGTGTCAGTCAAATCAGAAGCAACTTCTAAAATAACCTGTTCCCGAACTAGCTTAGAGTTAGTAGAATTCATTTGGACATTAGATTCCATAGTTGAATTCAATTGCTCTTCTAACTCGGCAATCTTGTCAGATTGTGCTTCCAGAACGTCATATCTTTCGTCTGGAACATCAATGTAATGATCTTCAAATAATTGTTTCAAACCAGAAATAAAGTCTTCAGCAATCTCACCCTTTAGTCCACGCTCAATTGCCAACTCGTTTTCTTTCATCCATTCCTCAACAACATAATCGAGGTATTGATCTACTTTTTCTGCGAGAGTATCCTTATACTCATCAAGTTCTACTGACATAGCAATTTTTTGCTCTTCAGTAATTCTTTTTAACTCCTCACGGGTCTTAGATTTAACTGCGGCCTCAAAAATTGTTGCAGCCTTCTCTTTAAACTCTTCAGATAGGTCTTCCCCAGCGACAAGAGCTTGAACATCAGCAGTAATGTCGATGTTTTGAATATGAGATTCTAGAACTTCCTCATCAACTTCTTCATAAGCGCCCATTTTCATGTAAGTTGCATGAAGGTCTTCTTTACTCATTCCTGCCATCTCTTTATGCATAGCAGCCATAAGGTCTTTTTTGGACATTTCTTCCATTTCTTCATCTTCTTCCATCTCGTCATCCTCCTCCTTAACTGCTTCCATCTTAGCAGATGCATCAGATGGTTTTGTTTTAGGATTAGATGCTTTCTTAGCAGCTGCTGAAGCTTTCTTACCGATTTCTTTATCTTTTTCGGCGCCACTTTCGTCGGCACCACCAAGGTCATCGGCTTCGTTTTTCTTATCGTCTTTCTCTGCTGGAATACCAGAATCATCAGGTTGACTTGCTTCTTCAAGTTCAGCAAGAACTTCTGCTTCTAGCTCCTCAATCGTTTGGTCTAATTCAGACATAGGAAGTCTCCTTTTTATNTTAAATAATATTTATAAATTATAATTTCTTGAGGAACTTAGCAAAAGCTAACGCCGATTCATTTGCTTGTCTTTGACGCTTCTTAACATCAAAACTCTTTTTTACCTCTGCAACATGAGCTTCGATCAACGAACCATGATTCCAAACCCATTCTTTCCCTTCCATAATTCCTTGTACAAATGCACTAGGAGCAGACGGGTCAGCAACAATATCTGCTGCAGCTGCAAGGTAAAAGTCATTTCTCACATACTTGGCACCGTCCCTCTCGTCCAAGCTTCCCATACCTCTCGATGATACTCCCAATTTTGTTCCCTCGTCCATCAAAGTTTTGACGATTTTTCCCATTGGAGTATCTAATATTCGAGCTTCACCCATAATATTCTTGCCTTCTGGATATAACTCCGTAACAAGATGTGAAACTCTTTCTAAATTTACAGTGGGACCATCTGGGTGGCCTAACTCACCATATGCTCTTTTTTCAGTTACAAATTTTTTATTGTAATTTGAAACTTCCTTTGAGAGTATTTCCATAGGATACACTCTTCCATTACGGTTCTTGATATCCCCTTGCATGAAAATACCACGAATCTTGTAATCTTTTTTACCGTTTTCTTTTTCTTCGCAGATATACTCTACATTTTCAATTGCTTCTGAAATTAGTTTTATATTCATGCGCCCGGATGTCCTTGTGCAATTTCTTCAACATAAACAGCGCCATCAGCGCCGCCAGTTTCATTGATTACTGAAATACGAAATTCAGTTTCGGCTCTATCATAAAGAACAAAACCGGGAGTATCTACTGTTCCAGATTCTAACAATAACCCATTAGCACCGGGATCAGATGTTCCATCATCATCGAATATTGCTACAGGAACTTCAGAAGCAAATCGTAGTGCCCGCTCTACATCAGGAACCACTGTTGTTGTAGTTCCTGCTTTTAAGTAAAATGCATTTGAAGAGGTTGCAACAGGATAATCATCTGAAATAAGAAAAAGAACATCTTGGCCGCCAAACTCTGTTACTCTAAATGAGGAAGAGGGGGATAATTTGCCAAGATTAGCTTCATGCGCTGCATCATCGGCAAGTTGTGTTGCGGCGACTGTCCCAGCAACTCTTAGTGTTTTAAATGACATACCCTACTCCTATGTTGCTAACATTTCTTTTTCAAAGTATCGCATAAGTTCTTTTTCGGTAACACCAAACTTTTTTGATACTTCTCTTATAGTTTTCTCAAAAGTATTTAGGAAATCTGAAGGTTTAGAATCCATGATTTTGAAGATAGAATCAATAGCATCTCGCATTTTAGGAGACAATTTCTTATATTCTATTGATTTCTTGTGTTCATCTTTCTCAAAAACTGTTGTTTGATAAAGATCATTAATCTTCTTCATTACTATCCTTCTTACCAATAAAGGTATTAGCTAATTCTTTTCGTCTTGTTTCTAAGGAACTCCCCACTTTATCAATCATAGTGTTACTAAAATGCGCTTCAGTTCCTAAATTATCACCTGATGATATACTATCAATAATTTCTCTTGTCATGATTATTTCTCCTCATCTTCTACTTCTTGACCATCGTATTTTGCAACATCATCTGGTGGGATTGGATTTCCATCTTGTGATGGGTATCTTGTGATACCATCTGTACTTTGTGGAACATCAACACCACCGTCTTCTGGATCAAGCCCAGATTCTTTCTTTATCTGATCTTGCATATTTTCAATTTCATTGTCTGTCATACGCAGCACTTTCTTCATTACATATTCTTTACTGAAGAATGTACCGATATATGCTTCTACAGTTCCCAAGTTATTCATTCTTGATTCTAAAAGTTCTGCATCTTTTAATTCTGTAAAGTGCCCATCTGCTAAGAAATCATATTGAATATGTTCTTGCATAAAACGCCAATCATCTGGTGATATAACACCCTTCAATAAAAGTTGCGTTTTTAGAATGTCAGTAAATAATGGAACAAACTTCTTTCTTATTCTTTGAACAAACTTTGTAAATTTTAGCTCATCTCTAGTAATTTCATT